TAGGTGTCAAAAGTGCGTTTAGCCCACGACTTACCTTTTGCGCATATCTTCCCGCCTGATTTGTAATATCTACGCACGATTACACCATTTTAGCTGCGCGAACACCCTTACGAGCGATGCCTGCGCCGCGAACCTTACCGCCTTTTTTGTAGCCCTTCTTCACCATGCCACCAGACTTCTTACGCATGTCCTTTGGTGGGGCCATATACATTTTATCTTTAGACGATGAGACATTGGCTCTTCCGCCACCCTCCTCAAACATACCCATGTCTTCAAGAGATTCCTGATACTTACGGTCTTCTTTCCTCTCGCCTCGATTGTACAAAGCTACGGCCAAGGCTCTAAGGGGGGTTACCCCACCTTGATCAAGGGTTGATGATGTATCAACCTTTTTATTTCTATTAGGACGTTTTGCCATATTACGCGCCTTTCATTGTTACCATTTTGGCAGCGCGAACACCTTGCTTCGCCATGCCTGCGCCGCGAACCTTACCGCCTTTTTTGTAGCCCTTCTTCATCATGCCACCTTTGGCATAGCCTTTTTTCTTCATCATGCCGCCAGCTTTCATGCCGCCTGTGAGGCGCTCAAAGTCTTCAGGGCTATAATTTTCTTTGGGGTCAATGCCACGGGTGCCTTGGCTACCGGGAGTATTACCAATCATCTCAGGACGTGCTCTAGGGCGTATGGACTTTTCGGGTGCAGCGGTTTTCTTTTTCTTTTTCTTCATCATATCCTCGGGGCGTGCTCTAGGTCTCATCATTGTTGGCATCCTTATATAGGTTGTTAAATACGCGGTCTGTATCCCAGACGTAATCTACGTCTTCTTTAGAACCGTACGAATGTTGGTTTGGCTTGAAGTCTGGGGCACCTTGGCCTGTTTCAAACCACGCAGGGTGCGTAACGCGAACCCGGTTATTTGGTAGTGCTACTATGTTACCTGTATACTCTCCAGCATCTAGCAGTTCAAGCACGTGGCTTTGCTTATGCTGCGCTGGGTCGTCAGCCACTTCATTATCAGTGTAATCTACGGTAAAATAATACTTGGCGGGGTAAAACTCACCATCTACTTTAGCTATCCACGGCGCAGGAGACGCGCGTTCTATCTTATACACACTGTGAGTATGAGACATGCAGTCCCAAGGCTGCGCTAGATAGGCTGGAAGCTCTGTAGGCCATTCTTCAAGCGGAGTATCGGCAACAAGCGCCGTAAGCGGTAGACGTGCCCACATGGCCCCACCATGAACATTAGGTTCATCTGTGTCATCAGACTCGCACCCAGTGAATATCACTTGGAAGCTCAACGTCCGATTAGGCATTGTAGTTACGGCGACGACCATGGCGTGTAAAAACTCCCCGTGATAACCTTCTAAATTTTTCGTATACTCCCTCCGCACCCATGCTTTGAAATACGGAATACTACTTGTTAGATAAGGCATTAAGTTCCTTTTTTCGTTTTTTCGCTGCCGCCTTTTTTCGCTGCTGCGATAGCTTAGAAGGAGGCGATTGGATTTGTTTCTTCATCTGCGTACGACTAATAGCCATCTAACAATTCCACTTCCGTAAGCTCTTATTTATACGACTATCGGGATCGTTCGCGGTTTTTGCGCTTGTATTGCGCTTCTTCATGCCCTTCATACGGGCGCAAAAAGACTTCCGACGGTTAGCGGCCTTGGAACCCTTCTTGAGCTTACTCGGCTTGGTAGTAACAGCGGTCTTCAGCTTGCTTCCGGGGTTGGCTTTTCGGTAGCTTTCCACACCCTTTTTGTTCAAGCCACCAGACTCGCTCTTACCCTCTTTACGCTGCCAAGCGGGAGATTTTACGCCCCCGCCTTTTTTGTAGTAACACCGCATAGCGCCACCCTAGCTATAGAATACTGTCATGGCGCTGATGTTAGTCATCGCCGTGATAAGTACATCATCCTGACACCGAAGACCCCAATCTGGGATGTTAACGGAGTGAGAATCTGAAGCTAGGAAGTCAAGATCAAGCACAGTACGGCCACCAGAACCATCGGTGATGGTAAGACGACCCGCGCCACCTGCTGTAGTCAGCACCTGAACCTGCCGGATACGTGCTGGACCTACACCCAAGGATGCTGCCGCGGTAACTCGTTTCGACTGTACGTCTGAATTAGACATCCGTTATCCCTTCTTTTTTGAAGGACGGCTACGCTTCTTAGCAGGTTTTGTTTCCCACGCCTCATTTACATTAGGCGTAGAAGGGTCGTCTGCTTTAAGCGTACCATCATCATTTCGAGCACGGACAGGAGTTGTTTTGATGGGAGAACCATCAGCGTTGAGTCCGCGACGTGCTAGCTCTTCCGCAGAAGCTGGTTTGAATCTACTCATAACCTAGCTCCTTACGCTGCTGCGATTGTGGCACCTGTGTCCGAACGCTTCCAGTCTGTGCCATTAGAGAAGGCCAAGATTGCAGCGCCAGCAGCGCCATTTGAAACGTACACAAGCGTACCAGCACCAGCATCGGAAGCGGATGGGGCGCTTGCAACTGTGTATGTTGGAACTTTGATATCGCCAATAAAACCAGCGGTTGAGGTCACTGGACCTGAAAATGTAGTAGAAGCCATTTTAGTACCCTTTGCATAAGGATTCGCTTTGTAGTCTATGCAACGTCAGGAGGGCGGTAACCTGTCTACAAAGCTGATGTTTGCCCTAGTGCCAACAGAATACACCAGCAATAAACAAAAAGAAAGGGGTCACCGAAGTAACCCCTTTCAGCTCACGCGGAGGCCGCATGAGGGAGCACGTTAGGCCCCCGGTGACCCGAAGATACCCAATGGATCAGAGACACCAAACGAGTAACGTTCGCGCGCTTTATAGCGGCTGTTACCTGTGTCGAAGTCTGCGTCCATTGAAGTAGCCATTGGAGCACGTGTGAAGTGCTTCAGACCGTTAGGAATATCTGTCATCAAGAACCAAGCATTGGTGTCTGTCAGATAGTGATTAACGGTGTAGCCTTCAGGGATCGACCCGTTGCTGCGGAGTGCGTTCAGGTCGTTATCGGCGGTACCGACACGGCCTTCTGTCTCCAACAAGCGTGTTGCCACGAACTGCAGTGCAGGCGGAATAACCAACTTACGCGGCTGAGCAGCGATAAGCAAGCCACGCTCGTCAGTCCACTGGCTGATCTGAATAACGGCGGCTTCAAGCGAAGTCTCGTTAAGGTCAGAAGCGACTGTTGGGCGGTTCGAGTTAGTTCCGCCAGACACGAGTGGGTGGTCCGTTGCACAAAGCGCTTTACCGTCACCGTATGTGGTACCGGCAGCAAACGCATTGTTCAGGATCGAAGCGGCTTTAACCTGCTTGGTATACGCCATAGCACGAGCCAACGCTTTCGTATAACGAGCTGACAGAGAGTCATACAGGTTATCCTCGATAGCTTCCTCAGTGATTGAGAAGCCCATCGCGACGGTTTCGTGTGTATAGCGAGCAGTCCATGCTTCTTGAGCATTGTCATACTCAATCGCAGAACCTTCACCTTTAACAGGCGCTGCTGAGAAACCGGATAATTTGGTTTCCTCTTCAAATGACCGGTCTGACGACTCGGTTTCGAAGATTTCAGCGTGCTCTTCGCCATATTTTGCGTACTCCATGCCGAACAGAGCGTTCAGTCCGGGAAGGAGTTCTTTAAGTAGCTGGGCGCGTGAAATAGCCATGTTACATCACTCCTTATACGCCAGTCGTGTTGTTATACTGGTGACCTGCGTTCCATTTAACGTAGGCCTCAGTGTAACCACCCGAGCTGTTTTTCGTTTCCTCGACCAGACCAACGATGCGGAAAGGCAGAGTGTTTGTTGTTGCAGACGTATCGGAGATCGCGCCACGGGAGTTACCCGAAGTAGAATCACCTGTGTTGTCTACGCCAGCGACGTTCGCACCGATGTCTGTCAGAGCCAAGTCACCGATTGTTGTACCCGAAGATACGACGGCGGCTTTGAACAACAGGTCAGTTGCGTCTGCAACGTAGGCGACGATGTCGTCTGCTGCAGTGTTCGCTGGGAATTGCTGGCTGTACAATTCATAACCCAAGTTTGGATCAGTGTATTTGCAGCCCATGAAGACACCAACAGGTGTCATTGCGGCGTCAAACGTATCACGCTCGACAGTACCACCGGTGACAATTTTCACGGCATCCCCGAAGAAAATCGTAGTGTTATAACCACTAGCAATCTTCATCGAACGATATACACCCCCTACAAAAGGGGTCCCGCTCAACAGTTTCACCGGAACCAGACCGTAAGGTCCGCTAACAGTAGGATAAGCCATCTTCAGCTCCTATTAAGTTCCGTTACCAAATGTGACCTTCGTCTTACGCTCGTTAAAGAGCGGCATACGAGGATCGTTCTCACGCATGAAGTTGTTGTCCACCGAGTGCATCTGAGACTTAGTTTGAGTATCGTAGTATTCCGTACGCTCCTCAACCAACTCTGTAGGTGCCTTACACAGCATAAGCCCACCAATCACCACGTTATCAGCAAACCGTTCGTTTTCGATTGTAACCATGGTAATTTCTGGGTGATCTGCCGCTTTCACGGGTTCCCAACCTTCACGCAATTTTGAAGAAACGTTAGTGGCGTCGGCTTGACCTTGGGTGCTTACGCGAACCCAGTGATATGCGTACCCATCTTCAGGAGTCGGCGATGGAAGTGTTTCCGGGCGCTGCCAGCTCCGTTTACGGACGTTTTTATCGCGAGTCTCAAGCTCACGGTTGATACGATTCTCAGCCATTTTGTTTCCTCATGTCTAATGCAACCTGTTTGGCGTACTGTTGCGGGGTAAGTCCAAGCCTCTTCGCGATCTGCACTTGGGTTCTAGTTAGTGTCACCTTCTTCGGCGCAGTACTGCGCGTTGCTGATGCCACAACCTGTGCTTTACGCTTCGGCTCCGGGGCCACCTCGACTTCTGTTTCGTCCCCCTCGAACTGATCTGGGAAGACCTGACGCATACGAGAATTAATCTTCTCGTAGTATTGACTCTCTTGAGGGCTGATGCCCTCTTTGACGAGTTTATTATGCAGCCCCAGCGCAAAACTCGTCATCTCATCGTCTGAACCGAACCAAGGGTTGGCGTCTTTCCAATCCATGGCACGCTTATCGACCTGTGGAGCCGGGGCGGGTGTAGATGCTTCTGGTGCCGATTGTACAGGCGTTTCGTCTTCCTGTAAAGTTGGTACCTTGATGTTTGCTAACCTATCGAGTTTAGACTTAGCATCGGAGAGCTTTTCTTGCGCTTCGAGCACAGCATCTGCGTCTCCAGAGTCATAGGCGGTTTTATAGGCGGTTTTAGCAGAACTTAGCTGCGTCTCTGCATTTTTCTTTGCCTGTGAGATAAGAGCCGTTTGACTCTTTGTGCTACTTGTTTTGAGCTTTTTATTCTCTTCAAGTAACTGCTGAGTTACCCGCTCTAACTCTTCTCTGGCACGGAACGCTTCTTCTTTTGCCCGACGCTCGTCGTGGTACCCCTTGCTGAAGTGCTTGATGCGTTTACGAACCTTGTCGGAATAATCTTCCAGTTCCTCATCAGTAACTTCTTCAGGTGGGTCAGACGGCTTCCGGCCACGATCTGCTTTCGGCGTATCGTCAACGATGTCTACGTCAAAGTCATCATCGTCGTCAGCGGGCTTCTTAGCCTTTGTCTTTGGCGTATCTTCCACGTCTACTTCGACTTCGTTCTTTTTAGCTTTGCCAGAACGGTTCATTGGTTCAGCGGACGAGGGTTCAATCTCAATGTCCACTGTTTCTTCCTTATCATCAGGAAATTCGTATTCTACTTTTTGAAACGGCATTGTGCATCTCCCTATGCGCGTGTGATACCCCGAGGATCAGCCACGACTGCCTCAATCGAATCGTCATTCATCAAACGATACTCAGTACCCCCAATAGTAAACCGAGTGCCTGAGTTCATGCGGAACATCACATAATCACCTTGTTTACACCAAGGGCCATCAGGGAACCGTGCTTCATCCCCATAGGCATCATTACCCATATCCACGACCAAACCAATGATAGACATGATGTGGTCTCTGCCACGTTCAGAGTCGGTTTTGAGGATACTTGTCCCCTCATAAGTGTCCGCGACCTGCGGCAAAGCGATGAGCAGGCGGTAGCCTACTGGTTTAGGGAGTTGTTGTTCAAACTCTTGTTCTTCGTTGATTTTAACTGCTGCTTTAGTCATCGTTGTCATCCATATAGTTGCGCGAGAGGTCTTCGATGTAAGATTTGCTGGCTTCGAGACCCCGAATTAAGCCAACAACTTCCCTATACTCGGCGTAGTCTTTAGGAGACCCCCCGGATAGAAAACGCTGTGCAGACGAGATTTGCTCGTCGATGTTATTTGTAAGCACGTCAAAGACGGTTTTTGCCATAGGTTATTTACCCTCTCCTCTAGGTTTTTGCTGTGTCAATTTCGCCATTTCTACGGCGGTCTTGACTTGCGCCTCGCGGCGCGCCCGGTCCATCTCCACACCTTTTACTTCGGCGTCGATGGCGAGTTCAGTTTTGTCTACGTTAAGCTCTTCAGCCTTAATCATAGCATCTGCGGCGGCTTTCGCTTTCTGTAGTTTAAGTTGCTCATTGCGCAACGCAGCGTCTGTTTGGTCTTTCTGGGACTTACGCTGTACTTCCTGCGCTTTGATCTGGAGCTCAGCCTGCTGCATCTGGATGAGTGGGTCTTTAGCCTGCTCTTGCGCCTTTTTCTGCGCAGCTTGCTGCTGATGTGCCTGCGTAAGCTGTTTACCAGCATCAGCAACCAGACGTGACAGTTGAACTTCGACTTCTTCCGGCATCTCTTCGTTTGGTGCTGGTAGCGGTGCGCCAAGACGTTCTTCGATCTGTTGGCGATACTGGAAGCCAAGGTGCTCGGCGATGTGGGCCTGTAGAGACGCCAGAATCTGCTTTGCCTGCGGGTTTTGCCCGATCATCTGGGCGATCATGGGGTCCTGCAAGAACGCTGTGTGCGTAGCAATGTGCGCTTCGTGGTCCTGATAGATAAACGCTTTCATCGGCTTGCCGATCAACGCGTCCATGTTCTCGCTGATTGGGTCTGTAGGCTTCGCATCTTCGCGGGTTGGGACAATCTTATCCGCGTTCTTGATCCCCAAGACCTCCATCATCTCACGATGCAGCATAGGCAGATCATAAATCTGAGGCGCCTGCTGAGCCATCTGAAGCACTGCTTGGTACTGGACCACCCGCTGCGCCATTGTAGAGCTGTTAGGATCGCTGACAGGGATTACATCCACCATCATATAGTCCATTTGACGAGCAGTCACCTCGCCTCTCTCAGGCACGTAGGAGTACTCTGTGGGGGCGTGCTCGGCGATAATAGCCTTGAGGAGCTTAAACTCCTGCTTCATCGCGTAGTGGACGCGTGCTTGGACCGCTGCCATCGGCTTCAGGGTACGCTCGAGCAGTGCCAGTGTGGTGCCAACAGGCGCGTTTGCCGACATATCCGAGATATTCAGGTCAGAGATAGCCCCGAGGCGGCGTCCTTCCTGTGTAATACGGTCTAACAACGTAAGGAGTGTTTGGGACGGCTCTTTGTACGGCAGCGTCATGATATTATCACGAATGCTACCAGATGGAACGTCTACATCCTTAAACTCACCCGGCTCGATAGGCGAATCATCGCCTTTGATGCGCAAGCCACGTGTTTTCAAGCCTCCCGGTAGGTTCGACAGTGTGCCTGCGTCCACCAACTGGCGGATAAGGGCTGTTCCTGCGCGAGAATACCCCCCGATGATGTGAATCAGGCCCAAACCATAGAAGCCAAAGCCCGGAACATAGGGATAATGCACGAAGAATTGGTTTTTTAGGCGTAGTGTGTCTTCTTCGTCATAGTTACGGCGTACCGCGAGGACCTCACCTGACCCGCGCTCAATCGTAACGACGTACGGCTTAGGCAATTCGTCCTCATCGTCGACTCCGGGGACGTTCATCTCCACATGACACTCGTATAGAGCGTACCGATTGTCGTCAGTTAGGTTAAATCCACCCTCTTCAGCCTTCTTCTCTTCAATATCGGAGTGGTAAGGGGCAGGATCACCCAAATCTACGTCGCGGTAGAACCCACCAGCCTGCAGTTTAGCCATCTCGTTCTTAGTTTTACGCATAACATGCGTAACGCGCTCGGCTGTCTCTAGGTGACTGGCGCCATACGGCACAATCACGTCCTCTGCGGGGATGTAGATAGACACTTGACGGCCCATATTCGGGTCGAAGTACACTTTTTTGAACGCGGAACCGGCCAAACCAAGGCTGTAGAGCATCCGCTCGTGTTCAGACCGATACTCGACCATCCGCTCGGTGATCTCGTAGTTCATATCGGCCTTGACGCGCTGCGCTGCCTCGATCTTCTCTTTATTCTCGCTGCCGAGAATCTTAACTTTCACTGGTCCTGCGGCTGGAAACGTCTCTGACATGGCCTCAGCTTGGAACCGTATGGCTGCTTCAGCGAGAATTGTGGAGAACACCCCACAGGCACCTTCCCACGGCTGCGTACGTTCCTCATATTTGAACCCAAGCACGTCCAGACCCTGTACGTATGAGTCCACCCAGTCCTTCCGACTGTCCATATCGGCCTCGATTAGACCCACGAGGTCGTCAGACAGCTCCTGCAGGTCACCTTCTTCCATGACGTCCGCGAGGTTAGCGTCAAACTCCACTATGTCGGTCTCGTCGGCGTCGGGTATCAGAGTGATCTCCATGTCCCCGTTCGCAAGAGTCACGGACTCTGGGTCCACAATCTCGATCTCTAGGTCAAGTTCTTGACCTTCTACTTCCATTTCTTCGTCTTCCAAACCCATTGGGGCGGAATACATTCCTTTTTCGATAGCCATAGCCTAATCCTCAGTAGAAACCGCCCCGGCGGTGTTTAAAATATTGAACCTCTTCCGGTTCATCAGACGGGAGCCGAATAAACCCACCGTTGCGAAACCGCATCAACGCCATCACTGTAGCATCAACGAGGTCATCATGCGACATAAACGGGAACCCAGCGATCTCCTCCACGACTTCCTCTGCCCAGCGGGTCTGTGGTACCCAACAGATACCTGATGCTACGATATCTGCAACTGAATTTAGTCGCGCCAGCTTATCCCCTGACCCACGGTGCGGGGTAAACTCCTGCACAGGCATACCTGTGCGCCGCAGTTCTTGATAGAGCGCAGTGCCCGCACTCTTCTTCTCCACGATAAACGAATCCGGCTCCCACTCCTGATATGTCTCCATAGCCACCCGTTTCAGCTCAGGAAACTCTAGACGCTCCTTAATACTATTTAGTAGTATGATGTTGTGCGCGTTCGTCTCTTCGTTGAGGAACACACCCCAAGTTGTTATAGCAGTAAAGTCAGCACGGTTGTGGGTCTCCGCCGCGGCGTCAAGTGTCATGATAATATACTCACAGCGGGGTGGGTCTTCCCACTCCCATGACTGCCACCACTCCCGCTTGATAAGCGCGGCTTCCTCAGCTGTGGGCTGTTGTTGAAATTGTGCGTTCCACTGAAACACCGGCATAGACGCCTTGGTGCGCTCCAGCGCCGCCATATCAAAGAACTCAGGCCATAGCGGCTTCTGCTCTACCTTCTTGGTCTTCTTGTTCGTAACTTCCAAGATAGCTGGAAACTCAACGACCTCGTACTGGTCCGACTTGTCGTTCTTTGCCATGTCACGTGTTACACGGCCTGTCAGGTCATCTAGGTGCCATCTGGTCTGCACGATAGCTACCCGGCCTCCGGGCATCAGACGCGTACGCGCACCGAAGGTGAACCACTCGTACGCCCGTTCAAACACCTCGAAGTTACCGCTCAGCACGTCTTGTTCCGAGTGCGGGTCATCTACCAGCAGCAAATCAGCACCGCGCCCCGCGATTGACGACCCGATACCACAGGCGAAGTACTCCCCCTTATGGTTGGTGTTCCAACGCCCCGCAGACTTCGAGTCGATCGCAAGAGATACTGTGGGGAACACAGCTTTGTAGGCATCGGTAGAGATCAAGTTACGGACCTTACGACCGAAGTCTACCGCCAGATCAGTGGTGTGCGATACCATCATGACCTTCTTGTCCGGGTTACGCCCCAAGAACCACGCAGGATAGAATATAGACACGAGCTGCGACTTGCCATGACGTGGTGGCATGTTAACACAGATACGGTCTTTGTCTCCGCGCTCGATAGCCATGAGCATAGTAGCAAGGATGCGGTGGTGGCGCCCTACAATATAGTTAGGGTCCATCTTCTTGCAGAACCCCAGCAGGTCGTCGTACGCGGTCTGATTAGCCTTCCGGCTCGCTAACTCGTCCACCATCTGGTCAATTTCGGCAATTTCTTCTGGCGACAGATCATCTAGGTTGGCGAGCAACGCCTCGATCTCTGCGTCGTCTATGTCGACCATCTTATTCATCGTCGAAGCCAAGCTCCTTATCGACGTCGATGGTCTGGCCCTCTATCAGAACTGCATCTTCTATAGGTGCTTCGGCGTGGGCACGGGTAAGTTTTTGAAGTTTACTCCGTAGCTTCTCTTTAAGGTCGTCGGTCGTCTGGTGGGTGATCGTCACCTCAGACTTCTCAACAAACAGCCCCACGTCGCTGATCTTACCGAGCAGCTCCAATGCCTTCAGACGCACCCGAGGGTCCGGGTTCTCCGTCTCGGTGATAAGTTTATTAGTGACCAAATGCCTAACAGTCACTGCGGAGTCCACGACGCTCCGGCCCCACTCGCTGAGGATGTGGTCCGTCTCCCGCAGCACCGCAGGGGTTAATTGCGCAGCGCGTTTAGTTGTTACGGTGTTTGATGTCTTATCAGGATTGGCGGCGTAGGACACGGCGAGGGCTGCAGCCACTTCTTTATCTTCGGAGGTGAGGTCTACGTCGAGCCCATGCCCGGATAACAACGCAACAGTCTTCGCGCACGCAGCCGCGCGGTCCTTTAAGTCAAGTTTTGGTGCTCGTTTACTCAACGGCACCCCTGTCTCAGGCGTTATATACAATGTCATCTCTTATCGCAGGCTGTTGGCCGATAACACGAGTGTAGTTGTTAAAGTATGATTTCGCAAGACTCCGTAGCGCACCGAAATTTTTTACGTGGGGGACTTATTTTTTTGCATGGGGGGTGTTCCCTGTGAGCGCCGCCGGAAGTGGCGGGGTAGAAAAAGGCTAAGTACTTGTTTTTATTAGTAGCTTACTGTGCCTGAGAGTTTTGAGAGCTATTTATTCTTCTGGATTAGTATTACATAGGAAGTACAGGAATCCTAAGCTGTGAAGCGCGGGGTGGGGGTAGGGTATGGGTCGCGTTCTGACGTTTTGTTAGTGGCTCACTAACAGCCTATCAAGTAATGCGTTACGTTATCAACCGTTGGTTTCTGGGCGTTATCTATTGTATGCCACACCGTAACGTGTCATTACTTAGTCATCGGCAGGCAATACCGCCTCCGATAATTTATCCTTGAAAGGGAAACACTATGTCTAACATTACTTTGAACGCCGCTATCGCGAAAGCAATCACTGAAACCGTATCGCTTTCGGGCCAGGCGGATCGCAAGCTAGGCTCTACCATTGATTTGATGGCATCAGAAAAGATGGTATCAACCGATTTCGTATCGCCCAAATCCAAATCCAAAACCTCTACCGCGTCTCCGGAGATGTTCGAGCAAATCAACGCTGCGATCGTCGCGGGGTTTACCAAAGCCGCGCAGCAATTGCTGGCCAAGCCGACCAAGTCACTGGAAGATGCTGACAAGGCGGAAAAGCGGTACTGGCAGCAGCAGATTGGCGCCAAGCGCAACGATTTCGAAACAGGCCTTGCCAAGCGTGAAGGCGCGGATGCTAGCCGCGCAGCGCGACAACCAAAATCGCCAGTTGAGAAACTGCGCGCTGCGCTCGAGACTGTTGAGAAGATCGTGCAAGGCCACGACGCTTGGGATTTCGACGCTGCCGACTTCCAGACTGCACTACGCAGCCTGAATCGTTTGGTCAAATGATTCGCGATATCATCGGGGTGGTGGCGATCTTCGCCACCCTCTACTTACTCTTACTTTTCACGCCCTAACATCTCGCCCCAAGCCGCAAGGTTTGGGGCTTTTTTTGTGTCTTCCGTTTGGTGGTTTTTGTTAGTGACACACTAACATTTGATGCCAGTTCTTAGAGTAGCGGCGCGGGTCGCGTGTCAGGGATACGTTCAGAAGTTAAGACACTAGAGAACATTACACTCACCACAACGTGTTACCTGTGGTGTTAGTGACACACTAACAAATGATGCCAGTTCTTAGAGTTGCGCTGCGCCTCACGTTCTGCTATACGTATACACATTGCTCAATACCGCCTACTGCCCCGCCTCACGGCGGGGCTTTTTTGTTAGTTACACACTAACAAATGATGCCAGTTCTTAGAGTAGCGTAACGCCTGACAAGTCAGTGTTAGTGGCGCACTAACAACCAAAACAGCTAAGTTATTGAAAACCCAGTAATGTTCCAAATGTTCGCAAATTTTTAGCTAATGTTCTTGGTTAAGTTATTGAAAACCCAGTAATGTTCCAAATGTTCGCACTTTTGAAGTATATATCCCCGAGACTGTCGGGCCCCCTCTCGCAGATGTAATCCGCTGCCCCCACGCCATTTAGGACGTTTTAAAGAGATATATATATATTTATATATAATGAGAACTTTCGAACATTGCTGAGTTTTCAACTACTTACAGCGTCACGTGTTAGAACATTTCAGAACATTATCACGCCTACAATCTCTTACCACTAAACCCCATCATTTGACATAAGCTACAACCTATGCTATTATAAAAGTATGGTAACAAATACAGCCATACATCACCAACCACCACCCCGCGACACTGTTAGTGACGCACTAACACAGGAGACCAAGACATGACAGATTCAGAAGTTGCCACCCTCGTCGAGAATTACCTGCGTGACGGTAACTATTTACACCGCGTACGGCAGGGGCACAAAACAATTCGATGGTGCAAGGACAACGATCCTGCCTACGAACACCGCGCTATCTTCGGCAGCTACAACAAGACCAACCCGCATATCAAGCGCCGTTGGTCCTCATACGAGAACAGCTGAGAGGAGGACACTGTGACTAATTATACTGAACCCTGCCACTGCCTAACCTGCGGCGTCACCTTCGACCCACGCCGCCGACAACTCGGCTACCAAACCTGCATGGACTGCGGCGCCGAAGCCGCTGTCGCTATGCGCACCTCATGGTGCATCGCACCTATCGCCCACAAGCAGGGCGCAACCTTAATAACTAACAAGGCCCAACTGCGCGGCCTCAACAAGACGGAGAACTAAGATGAACATTCAAACAAAAGTTAGTGACACACTAACAACGGGGAACATCATGACAACGGCACAACAACACGCATCCACACCAGAAAGCAACGCACCCTCTATCTCTTCATCATCCATGCTGTGCGAACTCAGCATCAGCACATGGACAGGGCGCAAGCTAGACAAGCGCGCATCCAAAGAAGTCACCACGCAGAACGAAGCTGCATCAGGTGTTGCCAACGTCAACAAGAAGCTGCTCGGTGACTGCGCCGAACTCACCGCCCTACAGAAATTCACTGGCAACTCACGCAACATTCACTACGGCATGACAATGCCATGGTCCGACACAGGCCTGCGACTGTTACCCACAGCGCAGTATTTCAAGTATCACCAAACCATGACCGACATCGAGAACGAGTTTCATCGGCTCGTGCAGTTATTCCTCGACGCATACGACTGGGAGATCGTGCAGGCAGAGGCCAAGCTGGGCGACCTGTTCAACCGCGATGACTACCCCACGTTGGACTCGCTACGCTCCAAGTTTCGGTTCCGTCTGACATACATACCGCTACCAGACGCGGGGGACTTCCGTATCGACATCGGCAACGAGGCAGCAGAGGAGATCAAGACACACTATAACAACTACTACAGCACTCAACTCAACACAGCCATGAACGACGTGTGGCACAGGACATACGATGCGCTGACGCGTATGAGTGAGCGGCTCGACTACGCCGACCACGAGAAGAAGAAAGTGTTCCGCGACTCACTCGTCGAGAACGTGTCCGAGATGGTTGAGCTGCTGCGGGTGTGTAACGTCACCAAGTCCACACAGATGACAGCAATGGCTGACAAGTTAGACTGTGCACTGCAAGGTGTCACACCTGATGCACTACGCGAAGACAGCTACCTGCGCGCCGAGACTAAACGCACAGTGGATGAGGCGATCAAATCGCTACCGTCACTGGACATATAAACAATAACCTCACAGGCGGCGTTAGTGCCGCCACTAACAAACGGAGAATACAATGAGCAATGCACAACAAATGTACGCACTTACACTCGACCAGTGTGTCGATCTTATCAAAGCAGTGGGCAGTAAACGTACCGTCCTAGCACAGGGTGACATGGGTAACGGCAAGTCGTCGATGCTCACCACCTTAGCAGAACAACTCCCCACGCATCGACCCATCTACTTTGATGGTACGACCAAAGACCTTGGCGACATCATGATCCCGTCCATGCAGTCTATCGAAACAGATGGCTGTGTACGTATGATCCCCCACGAGGAGCTCGGTCTGCATATCGAAGGGCCGATCATCCTGATGCTTGACGAGTATGGCAAGGCGAACCCCGCTGTTAAGAACGCCATGCTGCGTCTGATGTTGGAGCGAAAAGTTGGTAGTTACTCACTACACCCTGACAGCTTAGTGTTTGCCACTACGAACAAGGGCAGCGAGGGAGTTGGCGACCTACTACCACCACACGCACGGAACCGTATGACTGTGGTGCAGATCAAGAAGACCGACCACATGGCGTTGATTGAGTTTGGTATCAATGATGGTTGGGACCACAGTATGTTGGGTTGGATCAAAGACAACCCGCAGCTGTGTGCATCGTTCGAGGATGTGAAAGACCCCGACGAGAACCCATACATCTTCCACCCTAAACAACAACGCGCCGCGTTTGTAACTTCACGTTCATTGCATTCTGCGTCTGACATACTCAAGGAGCGTGACAAGTTTGACGATGTAACACTGACCGCTGCGTTGATGGGTACAATCGGGGATCGTGGTGCGATGGACCTGATGGCGTTCGTCAAACTGTCCGACCAGCTACCGTCCCTGCAATCAATCAAGGACGACCCGATGAACGCCAAGGTGCCTGACTCTGCCGCAGCTGTGTGCATGGTGGTGTATCGGACGCTGGCAAGTTTGGAGAAAGACTGGCTCAACGCATGGATGGACTACATGCCACGCCTCGACAAAGAAGCGCAGGGTATGTTCGCCAACGGTGTACGAGCGCCGAAGTACAGTAAGCAGTCAATGGTCATGACCAACAAGAAGTTCACAGCGTGGGCCATGGCTAACAACTATATGTTCGCAGCGGACAAGCAGTGATGCGGACGTTTTATGTAACCATTGAGGGTGTTGTGTCGCGTATCGAACGCTTGCAAGCCGTCAACATCGCTGAGGCTATGACCGAAGCAAAGAAAGAGTTCATCGCTAAGACCGGTGCACTAAACGCTGTCGTGGTGACAGCCGATGAGGAGAAGAGAAATGGGTAAGAAATGGACACCTGAACAAGATCGCAAATTAATAGAGATGCGGGGCGTTGGTAAATCATACATGCAGATTGCCAAGGCGCTGAAGCGTAGTGAGCCTGCGATACAACAACGAGCGTTCGGTCTAGGTATCACTAAGAAACACATCAAATCCCCATGGTGGAAACGCCTGTTCGGTATAGGAGGACAACAATGCTAAATCTAGGTAAACAACTTACACCAGAGCAGCGCGTGTCGAAGGCTGTCGTCGACATCATGGCGAACCCGAAATACACAGCACTCGCAGGTGTCCTTATGATTGGTGAGCGCAGGGTCGAGACAGACCCTGCCAAATGCCCCACTGCATACACGAACGGTAAGAACGAGGTGTATGGTGCGGACTTCATCGCTGATCTCAACGACAAGCAGCTACGCTTTCTAATCTTGCACGAGGTGTATCACAAACTCTATCGCCACCTCACAACGTGGCAGCATCTGTACAAGCAGGACGCACAACTCGCGAACATGGCGTGTGACTATGTAATCAACGTGAAGATCGCCGACGACAACTCCGATGGTTTTGCCACCATGGACGGCAAGCTCAAGTGTGGTTGCTTCGACGAGAAGTATCGTGGCTGGGACAGTGCGCAGGTGTTCAACGACCTCAAGCAGCAGGGTGGTGACTCACAGGGTAACGGACAAGGACAAGGTTTCGACGAGCATGGCTGGGATGACGCCGAGAGCATGACTGCGGACGAGCAGCGTGACCTTGCCCGTGACATCGACGAGGCCATACGTCAGGGTGCGTTGGTTGCGGGTAAGACTGGATCAGGTGGTGACCGTGACCTCGCCGAATTACTTACCCCACAGGTAGATTGGCGTGAGGTGCTGCGTGAGTTTGTGCAGACTACCTGTGCAGGTAGTGACTACTCTACCTACCGCAGACCTAACCGAAGATACTTATCGAGTGGTATGTATATGCCGAGCGGTGTCAGCGAGAGCGTGGGTGAGTTGATCGTGGCTGTTGATACGTCAGGCTCTATTGGGCAACGTGAGCTGTCTGTGTTCCTGTCCGAGATCAAGGAGATATGCGACACCGTTCACCCCGACGCTATCCGCCTGTTATACTGGGACACCAAAGTGTGCGCAGACGAGCGGTATGTTGGCGCCGAGTGTGATGACTTAGCTAAGTCGACTAAGCCAGCAGGTGGCGGTGGCACGTGTGTCGAGTGTGTGACCGACTACATCACACAGGAACAGATCAAGGCGCAAGCCTGCATCGTGCTGACAGATGGCTATCTGTATGGTGGCTGGGGCCAGTGGAACATGCCTGTGCTGTGGACAATCATGGACAACAAGAACGCATCACCAGACTGCGGCACAACCGTGCACGTCAAAGGACGGGATATGTAATCGTTAGTGACGCACTAACAAACTAGGAGAGAAGAACATGGCACTAACATATTCAACATTCGAGAGCTTCGCAGAGGTGGAGCATCACTACAATGCTATCACACCACTGCGGGGTAGCACCAACGCAGGCAAGGACATTCGACCTATCGGTGACCGTGCACGTAAATACGAACGCATCGTGAAAGTAAGCCCCAACTGCTACGCACTGTCCGATGGCTATCACTTCGGTGACGCGCACTTCTACTACGGCGGAGTAAACTACACCCCGACACTCGCAGACATGGAGAAGTATGCACCCATAGTGTGGCGCAAGAAGCGTGACGGCACAGAAGAAGTCACACTGCGTAATGGATATGGTCAAGGAGCACACAATGGGCGATATGCTTTTCTGTATCGTCATACACCCAAGGATATGTGGTTCCGCATCCGCAACGGCAAACAATTCATCCAAGTAGGGGCGGCAGAATACTACCTCGCCAAGGTGCGCACTGCGCCGCGCCCTGTCTACGATGCGATCATGAATAGCCCCAGCACGCAATACTGGCTGAAACGTACGAAATACTGGGTCATGGTGCACGACGACAACTCTGCAGTTACGTTCCGCAAGAACGAGAAAGGTGAGTGGGCTCACGTCGAGGGCACAGGCCAAGACATACCTCAGGTGAAGGCACCAACAGTCAAGAAGGAGGTCAAAGCCAAATACAAAGACGCGATCAAGTCGTTCTTTGAGTGGGGTATGACTATGTCACCACTGCTACCGTTGGAAGACCGTGAGTATCGGGTTGAACATTCACATGGAATATATCAACACTTCAAACTCGAAGGCTACACAGCTGCGTATGGGGGATCACAGGTGCACGCCGAGGCCCTACGCAAAGTCGTAGCGAACGAGAACCACCCGATGCGTCTGTCGCTGTGGGTTATGTTCGCTACCGATGGCTACGGTTGGAACCCAGCGTATGCAGTAAAAGATGTACAGACAAAAGATGATCTGCGGCGTGTCAGGGCGAGGTTCAACTCGTTCATCAACAAAAAACTAGGCTTCATGACTAAGTAAGGAGAATGGCAATGAAAATAATGTATGTATCAGAACTAATTAAAAACCACGACGACAATGAATACAGAGGGCGACAGCCACACGGCCTGTGTATCTTCTGCCATGACCTCGAAGACACAATACGGGGCGTTCGCACCACACCACGAGACGCGCGCACTTCGTGGGTATATATGCCACATGACGTACTGCCGATGGGATGGGTAGGTTTCGGTGACTTCCGATACTCTGCCAGTGAGAACATAGATTCTTACGTTGTCCACTCACGGTTCATCGAGAACGCTAAGTATAACGGCGGTGAACAATCTCGCATGAAGATGTCTACCGACCGCACGGTGGCGCTGCGTAACGCTAAGAAGTTTCTGCGTAGTTACTCACCTGTTGAGCTGACCAAAGCACTGAGCCGGATACCAAAAGAGGCCGCAAGGGATGTAGAGCAGGGCGCACGCACTGAACAGACTGACCTATACCGCAAGCTGTTTAGTACAAGACACAGGCAGGAGTTACCCGCTGTCGCCAACGAACTGCGGACACTACTAGAGACAGGGCATACGTTCATGGACAAGTCCGTCGAGACTGACCTCCGCGCATACTTTGCCGCTGCCGACGAGCACGAGGCCAAGAAACAGGACCTCGATATGTACTGTGTGATTGCGTCTGAGCGTATGGGTAAGCAGGTGTTCGAGGTTGTAGAAGCTAACAATATCAAAGACTGGAACCTTAAAATACCTGACGAGGTGGTACGGTATGACGACACAACACTACCAGAAGAGTTGGCAGGTAGGATGGCTGTGTTGTCTATATGTGCAGTCGAACAGTATGTGCCTGATGTAGGTGTACGTGCAGCGGAGAATGTATTCTATGTGGCTCGGTGAAGAGACGTGGTTGGAGACAAAAGGTAGCCTCAAGTTTTTGTACTGGCGTGACTTGGTAGAATCTAGCGGGTGGCGCCAGTGTACAAGACGTAGGGCTTATTGGGTGGACGCCACACAACATATACCACCTGATGACAACGTATACCGTGTCCACGTAGCTTCTGATACCGGATACGTCACAGTGGCATGTATTGGCCTAGAAAGTGTTGACGCGATAGTAGATGGTAACTATGCTAGTACAAACAAGCTACCAACATGGATGCAGGAGAAGTTGGCTGTGCTCTCAATGATGAGCAGTAAGCCGCCGACCGAACTTGTTAACTGTGTTGGTAAGCGGATTAACGCTGATACTTATTGGGTGTTTTGTTAGTGCGTCACTAACAAGGGGCTTCGGCCCCCACCACAATTAGAATGAAACCAGTTACTGGGGAGAGACAGATGGTAATGACACCAGAAGCAAAAGTAAAAAAGAAAGTGGTCGCGATACTTAAAGAAGCGGGTGCGTATTACTTCTACCCTGTGACAGGTGGGTACGGACACAGCGGAGTGCCTGATATCGTAGCGTGTTATAAGGGTATGTTCATAGGCATTGAGTGCAAAGCTGGTAAGAACAAACCCACACCACTGCAGAATAAGAACTTAAAGGCTATTGCTGAAGCGGGTGGTATCGCGACGGTAATTAACGAGGATAACATCGAAGATGTCAAAAAATACTTGGGATAATAAAGAAAACTCAAAGCTGCAAAGTAAGATAGCTATTCAGCGCACTGAGATTGCAAGATTAACTCAGAAGTTAGAGGTGTTAACTAAAGAAAAGTCCGAACTATTAAGGGACATAAAGTGGATGAGAGGAGAACGTGATGAGTAAAGAAGACATGGAAAATATTTTGAACGAGGTGTTTCGCAAAGTGTTTGGGGAGAGGTGGTGATGGAATTTTTTACCGCGTTATTAATTTACTACCCGCTACAAGACATGGATATGCGAGCTGAGATTTGGTTTGAGAACCACGCTAAGTGTGAGCAGGTTCTTAGGTCCGATGCGTTGCTTGTTATCTACGACAACCAGAAAGATGTGCACATATCTTGTGAAGAGTCAGACCAAGCAAGTTCATCAATACGCCCAAAAATGCGGCCTTGGTAAGAAAGGTAAAAAAGTGAGGAAAGAGTTACCCCCCGCACAACAGGCAGAACTTAGGTTTCTTAGGCAGCAGGTAGACTTCTGGATGGAGGCACACGTCAAGAAGGATGCGTCCCCCTCAGCTCAAAACCGGTATTGGTACGCTAAAGAAGACCTGCGAAAGTTTGTAATCAACAGGCAAAAGGAAGGGTTCAGCATATGAAAACCCGAGGAGAATACATAGCCTTGCAAGGGCAGTGCGCTCACGCACTCACATTAACGCCGAAGTGGTCACCGTACCGGCTGCTTTGGAAGTTTGGAATTTGGTATGCAAAAAGGAAGATCAATGAATTACAACGATGACCCGCGCCTTGTTAACGTGACAGGTAAAATAGCAGAAATAGAGCAACAAGTTGATGATATTATTTGGGATCATGGTGTTAACGATCCGCGGCTAACGTTCTTAATGAATGAATTACGTCAGTATCGAGAGTTAGAAGAGAAAGGAGAGCAGTATGAGCCAAAATTCTAAGCCAGAGGTGCGGGTGCTAGACATATCAGACTCTAATAAACAAACCGCATTTGATAACGCGTTGGCACAAACACGATACGGAGACAAAATAATCTACAGTCGTGGCGTTCATGCACTAGGGACATACAAATATAAAGCCGCGGACGCTGCGGCAGCGGGGTACGTGTCGTTGGTGCAGAAACGAATAGGTCCAGCGAACTTCGAATACATCGCGCAGAGAACAAAGAAGAGGATAAAGGAATGACCAAGAAAGAAGAACGGGTGTGGGAATACATACTCGCCAACCGCAAGGCAAGTCCGCATAGAATAGCAGAGGCGATGGACGTACCCGTCAAGTTTGTCGATCAGCTAATCGCTCGTATATCGTCACCCAACTGGAGAGAAGATGTGTCACCACGTACACACAATGTAGGTGAGAGTGATTATGCTACGCGCAACATACAACCGTGGGACATCTGGTTAGAGTACCGATTAAACCCGTGGGACGCGGACATTATCAAGCGCGTGCTGCGTAAAAAGCCGGGGCAACGCCGCTTAGATTACGAGAAGATCAAGCACATTTGCGACGAACGTATACGGCACATAGACGAGGGATTTGACCATGCAGAATATACCGAAACAAGTGCACCCGACACTGCGTAATGTAATCAAAGAACTGCCGACTGAATGGGAAGTGGTTAAGAAACGAGATCACTACTTCCTTACCCATAACGGGCACCGCGTAGCATGTGTGGCTAATAACGCGTCAACACAAGATGAGCGACAGGCTAAGAAAAGTCTACATACTATTCAGCGCTACATGAGGGGCATATGACCAAACGCATACCTGCACACGCCCATAGACCACGAGATAAACAATGGACGGATGCACAAAGAATTAGGCACGCGCAGATATCATCGGTGCGTCAGAGACCCCCAGCAAAAATAACACTGCCGAAAGAGCCGTGGCACAAGGAGAATAACAATGGACCTGATAACAGTCGACTTTGAGACCTACTACGCCAAGGACTACTCACTGTCTAAGATGACAACAGAAGCATACATACGTGACCCACGTTTCGAAGTCATTGGCGTCGCAGTGAAAGTAAACAACGGAGAGACGGAGTGGGCCAGTGGAACACAAGAGCAGATCGCTGATTACCTTAATACGTTTGACTGGGCTAACAGTATGGTACTCGCCCACAATACTATGTTTGACGGTGCTATCTTATCTTGGCGTTTTGATATTCACCCTCGCGCTCTTGCCGACACTATGCACCTTGCTCGTGCTCTTCACGGCGTTGAGACTAGCGCGAGCCTCAAGAAAGTCGCTGAACGATACGGTGTTGGAGCTAAAGGAACGGAAGTGGTCCGCGCGTTGGGGAAGAGACGACTAGATTTCTCTGACTATGACCTGTCACTCTATGGTGACTATTGCATCAACGACGTAGACCTAACGTACAAGCTGTTTGCTATCATGGGCAGACAGTTTCCGAAGAAGGAACTACGTTTAATTGACCTCACTTTGCGTATGTTTACCGAACCCACCTTGGACCTAGACCTCGGGCTTCTGGAGATGCACCTCGAAGACGTTAAGGACCGCAAAGATAAGCTGATGGTGGACGCAGGCATAACCGACAAGAAAGAACTAATGTCGAATATAAAGTTTGCGGGTATGTTGAAAGGTCTAGGCGTAATTCCGCCTATGAAGATTAGCCCCGCAACAGGTAAAGAGACGTTTGCGTTCGCAAAGAACGACGAAGAGTTCAAAGCACTGCTGGAACACGACGACGACAGGGTGCAGTCCCTAGTGTCTGCAAGGCTAGGCACCAAGTCTACGCTCGAAGAGACACGGACACAGCGGTTCATCGACATATCCAAACGTGGGCTGCTGCCTGTCCCTGTAAGATACTACGCCGCGCATACTGGCCGGTGGGGCGGTGACGACAAGATCAATTTACAAAACCTGCCGAGCCGTGGTCCCAATGGCAAGGCACTGAAGAAAGCGATCATCGCACCAGAGGGCCACACTGTGATCGAGGCTGACTCTGCGCAGATCGAAGCGCGGGTGCTTGCATGGCTAGCGGAACAAGAAGACCTCGTTAGTGCGTTCACTAACAAAGAGGATGTCTACAAGAAGATGGCGTCCACTATCTACGGCGTGCCTGTGGACGAGGTTACAAAAGATCAGCGATTCGTGGGTAAGACTACAATCCTTGGCGCAGGCTATGGCATGGGCGCACTCAAGTTCCAAGCACAACTGAAGTCGTTTGGGTTTGACATGGAGCTGGACGAAGCACGCAGGGTCATAAACATCTACCGCGATTCCAACTGGAAGATCAGTCAGCTGTGGCGCAACGCGCAGAACATGCTGCGGTATATGGCACAGGGTGACAGGTTAGACTTTGGTGTAGCTGGAGTGTTGTCGGTTGACCCCGCGAAGAAGGCTATCATTCTCCCGTCAGGATTGCCCATGTTCTACCATGACCTCTTTGCACGTGAGGAGGAGAAGGGTCCGCAATACTACTACAAAGTCCGTGCCGGAGAGAAAAAGATATACGGCGGGAAGGTCGTGGAGAACGTGTGCCAAGGCATTGCACGGTGCATCATTGGTGACCAGATGTTACGAATTGCCAAGCGATACAAAGTGGTGTTAACTGTACACGATTCAATTGTATGCTGTGTACCCGACGCCGAAGTCGCTGAGGCAGTAGCATGTGTTGAGGAAGCGATGCGGTGGACACCGACATGGGCTACGGGTTTGCCCATCGACTGTGAAGCAGGCACCGCTAAATCATATGGAGAATGTGAATGAGTGAAGACCTGCAAAAATACGACTTAGCAGACCCGCTAACTACTATGAGTCGTCACCGTGAAGTAGTGAAGCTACAAAGCAGCGAACTAATATGCTGCCCCTACTGTGACAGGTCAAAGCTAGTAATGCAGACCGCTGAACTTCGTAATGGCATAGTAATGAGCTATAGCGGAATGTTCGCAGACTATTACTGCCGCGACTGCGATAAGATGGCTACATTGGGTTTCTTCAATCAGCCTTTGAACGGCGACGATATGGCGGCACGCATAAATTGGGTATTACCAAGGAGAGAACCATGAGCAAACCCGTCACCGCCGCGCCTTGGTCTTACAGTAAACTAAAAGCCTTTGAGACCTGTCCTAAGCAGTTCTACCACGTAAACGTGTTGAAGGAACACCCATTCGAAGAGACTGAAGCGATCCGCTACGGTAGCGCCTTCCATAAAGCTGCCGAGGATTATATCGGCAAGGGCGTGCCACTGCCTGCTAAGTTCTCGTTTGCGCAGAAGATGTTGGACAACCTCAACGAAAAGCGTGGCGTTAAGTTAGTCGAGCGTAAAATGGGGTTGACTGAAAACCTCGACCCCTGCGGGTTCTTCGACAAGGGTAAGGTGTGGTTCCGTGGGATCGCTGATCTAATTATCGTCGACACATTAGGTGATATGGCATGGGTGATTGACTATAAAACTGGCAAGTCGTCACGGTATGCTGACAAAGGGCAGTTGGAGTTAATGGCTCTGACGGTGTTCGCACACTTCCCCGACATCAGTAAAATCCGCGCAGGGCTGCTGTTCGTAGTCGCAAACGATCTGGTTAAGGACAAGTACACCACCTTTGACAAGGAAGAATTGTGGAAGAAATGGTTGTCCAAACATGGTATGATGAAAAAAGCATTTGAGGTGGATGTGTGGAACCCGAAGCCTAGCGGCCTATGTCGGCGCCACTGTCCGGTTAAAGAATGTACTCACAACGGAGCTAACTGATGCCATACACAAAGAAACCACGCCCGTACAAGAAAGAGT